GCGGTTCCCAACATGAATTTATTTGAACGTGCTTCACCAGCCATCGTCAATCTCCAAATTTTAGGTTATACTCAATACCTGAAAGGAGAAACAAAAATCATGAATGCAGAACAAACATTAATTCCAGTTGCTTTTAATATCCCGTCAGGACTTGTTGAAATGGCAACCAACGCACCGTTTAATAAAAGCACTACGGCTTCAAAAATTCGGTTACTGTTAAACCACTTCTTCGAGAATAAATTGTCACCCATTGACATGTCAAATTACGAACATCTCAAGAATGACCATAACTTCACCTTACGCCTTCTCGGTAGCGAGTTGGAAAGCTTAGACACTTATTGCAAACAAACTTTATATACTAGACAACAAGCCTTGCAAATAGCTATCTGCACGGCCCTTAGTGACTTAGAAAATCTCTAAGTCACTGAGGCACTAATTACGATAGATTGAAACACACGGTCGTTTTCTCCCATCATTACTGGGGTAATAAACGTTTGACCATAGACAACCGCCTTGGCAATTAACAATCCACTTGTCGCATCAAAAATACCGACCGTCTTACTCGAACGTAATTCTTCAAAGAGAGAATCGATTAAGTCAACGAGCAGCATGTTGTTCTCATCCTGAACTGTCCCGATTGTGATCGACACCGTAAAGTTGTCCAGTCCTTGAGAATCACCTTCACTCTGATAAGTCATCTTCTCAATGCCAATTACATTGACGCTAGGCAATTGCGATTCATCTGAAATAGCATCTAAGTTCAACGCTTCGAGGTTAGTCCCTTTTAGCATGTTGAAGTTGACTGCCTTGTCGCTGCAATATCTAAGTAGCGAGGTATGCACGTTCTTGTAAGTTGCCATTAAACTACCTTATCCAAATATTCGTGAAGGTTATTATCCCCGCCTCTAAATCCTTTAGAAAGCAGCATCCCCATCATAGCGGTAATCACTGGATGGCCTTGCTTGTGCAATCCGTCGAACTTCTTAAAGTTCGTGCCATCCATTTCACCCATATTCTTTAGCATGAGGGCTATCTCATCTGTCGTAGAACTTGGGCCTTGAATAGAGTTTAATCTATCCAAAAAAATTAATTTATTTTTGGTCGCCGCGTATCCTAATTGTATTGCACTGTAGATAGACACGCTTCGGCCTCTTCCACTTTTTGGGATAGTTATTCTTCCGCTGGCGGTTCTCGTCGCGCCGGTTAGTAACTGAATATCTGCATTCTTAACCGCGTTTACCACTTCAGGTCGAACTGCCGTTGCCCAGCTTTCGTACTTCTTGGTTACCGTGTTATAGGGTCTACCATTCATCCCTCGGCGACGGTTCTCTCTAAACGTGGACTTTCCCGACGTTGCTCCCCCACTAATCCCGCCGAATTTATCATACAACTGCTTACCGACTTTTTTCGTTGTCAGGTCTCGCAAAATTTCTTCTAAGGGGTCTCTATGCTTCTGCCTAAAACGTTTTTTGTTCTGAGCGGGTATCCGCCAAAGCATTGGATTTCTTGCGCCTTCCTTTGCGGTCAATCCCCCTGTCTTAGCGTTAATCCATTTTTTAGTGAGTGGTTTTGTTCGCTTAAACCCAAAGACATTGCCTTCAAAGTTATAGGCGGAACTGTCAATTTTAACCGCTGTTATGATCTTAATCATTTGGTTAAAAATACCATCTAAGAATTCGATGGTTGCGACTTCCAACTTACCTCTTATCTGGTCTTGCGTGCCTTGTTCAAGCCCTAATAAAACGGCCTGAATTCGAGTTTGAAGGTCTCTGAAAATATCGTTCCGCTGCTTGGCCACTACTTTACCTCGATATAATAAATACCGTTCAGCTTTTGCACACCAGTAATAGACTGACCGTCAATCACATCACCCTCTTTAACTTGCTCAGCGACATAATAAACATCCCTTGAAGTCTGTAGTCCTCTGTCATCAATTAGCTTTCCAAGTTCATGCACCGCTCGGCAGGTAATCGGCTCAACCGTGAAAGAGCCTTGCTTCATTTTGGTCACAGGGTTAATGCCTGAAAAACGTTTTTCAATCGTTACGGTGGCATTCATATGAAGACCCATAAATACCCAATACTCTGGATTCTCATGGTGGGTGGCCAAAAGCAAATCATCATCTTTGCCATCGAAACTTAATATTTCTCCGGCTTCAACAGGGTACTTTTTAGGGACATAAACCAACGAACGCACGGGCATCATCGTCAGCGTGTTTTCATTTGGTTTTGTGACAGCGGCTCTAACCTTGAGATTACCTACCCGATAATTCGATAAGGTTCTCATATTAGCTACCTAGAAAGGGGTCGGTTCTTGTGACAACCGTTAGAAGTGGACTGTCGCCAACGACAAACTCTTCGGTGAAATTATTCAGCAAGCGGATATACACATTCGTCAATCTCGCTTTCATGCCCACATAATCAAATTTTGCTAATCTAGCTTGACGGATATCATCGAATTCATCACTTTTCAGTAACTTCAATTCTAGGCTGTCTAATTGCTTTAGGGCTTCGTGGTAGGTGATGAGATCATTCGCATTCTTAATATTCGAATTATTCGAAATAAACGAAATTCCCAAATCAACTGATAACTCAGCGTAAGCGCCATAAATATCGATTTCTTCATTTGGCAACTCTTTTTCAGAAGCGCCTAGAATAGTCCGCACCGAATTCTCATCGGTGTAAATCATAGGGTCTCGTTGCAATCGAATAATGTCTTTAAACGTGTGAGACTTACCATTGGATTGAAACGTAACTTTAATCGTAAAGAACTCATAAGCTGCATCAAGGGATGCGAACAGAAGCTCTCCGGCCATGACATAATAATAAGCGGGATCAAAGGAAAATACTTTTGAGTACGCCTCCACACCTTGGTCATTGTAAACGACAACAGCAACGTTACTAGCATCTGGCGTGAGAAATCGACCCTGAATTTCAAAGTCTTTTAGCTCAAGCTCGGCACCTTCTTTTAAATTTATCATTGCTGTTGTCCTTTAAATTACTTTTTAGCCACGGGCTTTTTAGCCAGTGCTTTTTCAGCTTCCGCTTTGGCTTCAGCGTCGGCAATATCTTTCGCCATCGCATCCGCTTCAGGGTCATCGCTTGCGTCGATACCAAACTTCGCTAAGAAGTTTTCAGTCGCCGTTTCAACGTCACCGTCATGGCTGGCAATGAAGTCGACAAAATCTTGGTCAGTGGCTTCGTCTTTCAACTCTGCTAAAGGCTTTAACTTACCTTCATCTACAAGTTGCTTGTACTTGTTACAGTCGGCAACTACCGCTGGACGAAAAGCCGGTACAAAGTCGTTCTCTACAAGGCAAGTAAATTTGCCTTTTACTTTTACTAGTATTTTTGACATTTTCTTTTCCCAAAGTTTAAAGGGGGCAGAAGCCCCCAATCAATTACGCCGTAAGGTCTAACAAAGTACGAGTGTCGCCGTAAACTAAACGGTAACCCATGTTCATTGTTTTGATATACGTGATTGACTGATTCTTGATAGCTGTCTCAGACTCAGACAGAACAGAACCGTTTTCGATCAACTCTTCCAAAGTATCGCCAACGCTGTAACACATTAGCTGACCCGCTGGCATTGAGCTTGAAATCTTGAAGTTAACACCTTGCAAGAAGTCTAACTGTAGGCCAACACGTGGCATACCACGGCCCTGAAGCTCTGCAGCATCAGAGTTAGTTGTCTTAGTCGGTAAGAACATTAAGAACAACTCTAACCACATGTCGTAGTTACCGATGATGGTATCTACTGGGTTACCCGCTTTAGCACGACGCGCTAGGAAGTCAGCAAGACCAACATAGTTGTCTTTAAGTGACTTAGAACCAGTGATGTCCCAATTCTTCAGCGCACTTGCTGCGAACGGAGTTGCTGCAGAATGAACACCATCACCTTCGATAAGAAGACGAGTCGCTTGAGCCACTTTGCTTAACTCTAGGTTGCGAGCAACACGGTTAGCATACGGAGTCAGTACGTCCAAAGAAACACGACGTTCAAATTCATACGAGGTACGAATCGCTGAACCGTGCTTGAAGAACTTCACACTACGATCAGAACTAGTGATAGTCTGAACTGGAATGTTCGCTAACTCAGCAATCGGGCTCGTATTCAACTGACCTTGGTCATCAAAAATCGCCTGAGTGATAACTTCGTTACCAGTAACCGTACGGGTTTGAGACACTAAACCTTCAGTTGATTCGAACTGGTCTTGCTTCGTAGACCACTGCATCATTGAGTCAATGACTTCAGGGAAAAGTGCGCGAGAGCCTGGGCGAGCACTGAAGCTATCCGCAGCTGCTTGAAGCACAATGCCTTGCTTGAAGTTGTTCTGTACTGGTAGATTCAAGTCAGCTAGTGCCGCCTCGTAACCAGACATACGCTCGTTTGCGTTCTTCAGATACTTGCCTTTGTCTTCGCCTTCAGAGGCGCGGACATCTACCGCTAAGTCCAAGTAGTCCTTTACAGAAATACCATACGACTTGGCTTTGTCGACAAGGCTAAGACCAGCACTTGAAGAGGCTTGTTTATTTTCAGAACCTATCTCGCCAAGAATCACAGCAAGAGGGGCGCGTTTTATAGTTGTTAATGATTGTAAACTCATCGTCAATCTCCTAATTTTCAGTTATCAATTATCGAAGGATAACTGAAACTATTTTGTTTGTGGTGTCAACGGCTGTTACCAACGCGTTTAGACCTGCTGGGGCGACTGCCGCTTTAACAGCACCTTCTGTCGCTGAACCTACTACACCGCCGCCAACAACTGGAGCTGTGCCCGTGTAAGTCCATTCCGCGCAGATATTCCACGAAACTGCACCTGTTTTAGTGCCATCCGCTTTACGCTCTTCATACGACTCTAGGTAACCTACAATCGCATCGCCATCACCCGCCAAGCCGACAAGAAAGTTACCTTTCATAGCAACTGGGAGACCGACTTTATCGTACCCATCGATGCTCGCGTCTAACTCGAAAGTGGCGGCAGCGGATTCGGTACGAATACCTTTATGTGTTAGTTGTCCAAAATACATAGTATTGTACTCCTACTTACTTCGTTAAAAATGCTGAATTGCGAAGAATAGTAGCCGACAACTCTGCCGTCTGTTCTTTGCCACCAGACGCTAAGATGTCAGAACCGTTTCTAGGGATTGCACCTAGTTTGATTTGAGCACTTTTCAGTACTTCAATCTGTTCTTGCATCGTTGCATCTTCTTTCAGTTCTAATCCGGCAGCAACCGCCGCAATCTTAACTTGTTCAGTTAAGTACGCTGTTACTGGTTCGAATTCCGCTTGCTTAGCTTTCGCTTCAGTAAGTTCAAGCTTAATAGCCGACTCATCTGTTGCTGCTAATTGTGTTTGTAGCTCCGTCACTTTGCCATTCAGCTCCGCTACCTTGGAATCAGAAGTCGCTAAGTTAGCCTCAACAATCTCTAATTTACTTTCCAATTTAGCTTTTTCTGCTGACAAAGAAATGGCTTTATCGCTCAATGCTGTTAAATCCATGATTACACCTTCATCTTTAGTTTTGGGGGTAGCAGAGCAAAGCAAATAAGACATTTGAACCGCTTCAGGAGACATACCCGACGCGGCCAATTGTTCATAAGACTCTTTACTCAATCGTTGCTTGGCAGTGCCAAGTATTTTCGGTTTGTTGGAAGCCCCTTTTCCAACAAGCGAAAGTTCTTTCCACTTTTCAAGACCGGTTAAACGAAGGTGCACTCCGTTCTGGCCTAACGCATGACCATTGTCACACTCACGGTAGTAAAAACTGTATTCGTTCTCAGGAGCCATATAATCAAAATCACACTCAGAACAATAAGCGTGCTTAGGTAAGGCACCCACTGAAACTTCATCGATAATGCCTAAGTCGATTTGACGAGCATGTTCGCTATCACTCTCAACATAAAATAAGGCGTTTAAATCGTAATGCCCTGCTTCAGCATCAAGCACACCCGCTTTGAACGTTTTTCCGATAGGAAGTACGCTGCCGTTGTGCATAACATGAATAGGGACTGATTCGGTTTCGAGATACGTTTCCATATCTCTTAGAAAGGTCTCGGTCATTTGAGCGCCATCGTAGGCAGTCGCTGACTGAGAAATCGGACGGGTAGACGCGGCTACCGCTTCATAAGCAGAAATTAGATTAAAATCTATATCGTCATCCCCCGCTGCTTTTCTAATTGCAGCACGCAATGATTCTGTGAGTGTAAGTTTCTTAGCCATCGTCATTTTCCAAATTTTTTAACTCTTAACGAGTTTCTTTATTACTATAACTTTATCTAACCAGTAATTTCTAGTATCTCAGTTAATTAGATTTAGCTTGCTTATCTGAGGCTCTGGAAACGGAACGTCCTTGAGGGTCAGAATTAGGTGAAACTTTCTCGGCGTCAACTTCCATCTTAGCATTTGCAAAACCGGTGCCTGAAAGCTCTGGAGAAGCATCTGGTCGAATTCTTCGGTACATTGCTAAGTGATAGTCGTCATCACTAATTAAACCGTCACTGAGGTCTGTACGGAGCCGCTGGGATTTTAAATTTAATTGCGCTTCAAGTTCTAACTCAGAGCGTAAATCAATATTCGGGAAAGTTAAAATAACGCGGCTCTCACTGCCTTGTAATCTCAGCGCCATTGTTAAAATTTTACTTAACACATCACCAATCGGCTCGTTCAAACTATCGGCGTTCTTTGAGAACAAGTTAGCTTCAACTGTCGCGGTGTTAACCCCACTCTCACCGCGTCCCAATACCGTGGCCATGGTTCTAAGCCCAGCTTGGTTTTGTGCGTTTAGGGTTTCAATAATCTTCGAGACATCGAGGCCTGAGGCCGGATTCTTTTCATTGAGCATCGATACTTCTAACGAGTCAGTATGCACAATCGGTTGGTCTGGTCTTATCGCAGCAAACTGGGCACCAATCGCGTTACGCTGGTTGGTGATATAAGCACGAAGCTTCACAGGGTCACTCTTAATTTCAATCGGCGCATTTTCAACTAACACACTCTCGAGAACTTTAAGAGTGATTCTCGGGAAACCGGTTATTTGCAATATGCGGTATAGATCATTAATTACCTGCTGTCTTGCTGCCATCGTATTAATTGCAGAGACAAACGGAGACGAAGCGTAAGGCGTTCTGGACGGCTTTCTAAACCAGCCAATGAATAAGGTAGGGACATCAATCTTAACAGGGTCGCCGTCGCCTTGGTCTTGATAAGGCACCAACGTACCGGCTTCTTTTTCTTGCCATCTCAAACTCGATAGCTCAACCATCCTCACCGCGCTTAATTCAAGGAAGTCACCGAAGATAGCTTCAGCGGCACAACCGCCTTGTGCCAAAATCATGTAGCGCATTTCTTCGCAAAGTTCACGCAGCGTTTTCTTATGCACGAACCCTTTTGAGTAATCGCGTCGCGTTTCGAGCAATTCCACAATTTGATTTAAGATTTTATAGCCGTCTCTATCGATGGCGCCATCAGGGTCGGTAATCTTGATTAAGGGTTTCGAACTTCCAGCGGTGGTCAAGAAAGCGTTCAACGCAGCGGAAGCATCAGGGTCAGATTCAAGCAGCTGCTGAATTATCTCCTGAGAGTTCTTGGCAGCGCGTTCTGTTTGTAAATCTTGAAGGTGCTCACGATAGTCTGGGGTACCTAGAACCTCAGTTCGGTTCTCAGCGTCATAACTGCCTGTTTGCGTAACGCCCTTGGGTTTGGTGCGTGTTGGCAATAACAGTTTAAATTTTGAAATGATATTCTCAGCCATCGTCAGTTTCCAAGTTATTTGCGGTTGCTACGAATTATTTTATCGTTGCTAGGTGTCTGAGCATACCCGATTAAGGTGGACGTGCCAAAGAAATCCTGTTGCGCGGGTTGGCCCAAAACCACGGAACCCGCGCTCGGTGTGCTGAAACCGAGTGTCATATTTTTATGACCACCTAACTCAATTAAGAGCTGACGGTATTCATAAGCGGCCCACATATACCCTAGCGAGTGAAAAAAGTGGTCGTTGCCGTTGAGTTTTATCCAAATAGGCTCTTGCTCTTCTTTTTCCTCACGCACCATATCTTGAAGGTGAATCTTAATGGTTTCTTTGTACTGCGTGAAACCCCTGAATCGCATCGTCGCATTACGAACCCCATTGGCCACCTTATCCAGCATCGAAGTTCTGTTCACCGTCAAATAGTCAACCTCGCCGCCAGCGTCTTTCACTTCAGCAACCACTTTTCGGCCCCCGTAGTGAACAGGCATCAACTTTCCGTTACTGGCGGTTCGAATATCATTAACTGTCGGCGTGTAGGGATATCTATCCAAGCCCCCGTTTTGAAATTTGTATTTCTCTTCGAGGACTTTAACTATATTGGGTAAGGCGTCAGCTGTGCAGATTTGAAAGAGCACGACGTCCGCATCCTTCGGCCCTCTGATATCACCCACCGTGATATAACAAGTGGCACCGATATCCACGCCCAGAAAATACTGGCCCTCAGGAACGGGCTCGGGAATAGAATCTTGCAGTAGGACTAACTCGATTTGCTGTTCGGTCATCTTCTGATCAGCATTGGTGTAAGCATCCCCCAGCACCGTATTTTTAAAGCCCTTGATATTGTCCTTCTCCAAATATTTAAACATCTGGGTGAAGCAATAAACAGGGTCTAATCGGTGGCTCGAAAAAGTCCGCACGCGATAACCTCGATTCAACGTGCGGCTGGGAAACTTGGCAACCCATTCTCGACTGGAGTAGTCAGATAAGTCTAAAGGCTTTCGACATTTTTCACAAAAAACATAGGCCGTTTCAATTCTCACTTTGCCAGCATCCACCAACGATTCTTGCAAATTGATAAAATCATCAATATCCGGCATCCCATCGACGTGAACAAAGTCCGGTGTGAACAACGGTATTTGATGGTGATTGCATCCACCGCACTTAATCATGTATTCATGCTGGTCTGAGCGTGCAAAACCCCTATCTACCCCAAACCCTTCAAAGGTCGGTGTGCTGAAACGTTGGCTGACTCGGTGGTCGGAACCCTGAAGACGTGAGTTAAATAGCGCCAGCATCGAGGAGTCGGTCAAATCAATCTCATCGTTAAACACATAGTCGGCGTTGATTGACGTGGCATCTGCTTCTGAAGAACCGGTAACGTACATGAACGAAGAGCCAACACGCATTAAGTCCATTGACTGTTTTGTATTATCGCCTTTGTCTAACTTAAATGCTTTGTCGTAGTTCATCAAAGGCTGAATACGCGCCTTAGAAATACGTTTGAACATTCGCTCGTTAGGCATTGTGTAAATCAGTGACGTGTTCGGGGTTCTGGTTAAGATTGTCAGGGCTTTTCGGATTTGAATCTCCGTGAGACCCACTTGCGACGGTTTTATGCAGTCCAAATTAGGGTGCATGTCGTTGGCAATCTGCTCCTGAAAAGGATAGCGAGTGAAACTAAAGGGTTTCTTATTGAGTGACGTGTTTTTACACATCCATTGACCATGGGTCATATCGGCTGTGTCACGGTTATATCGGCGCGAAGCTGTGTCGCAAAAATCAGCGGTATAAGTATTTTGCACGTTTACTCTCATTCATCGTCTTGCCTAATTGTAGTCAAAAGGTATCATGGATAGCCTATACCCTATTAAACCACATTGGAATTGACGATGCACTATCCCACAATCACCCCTGAAATTTTTACGACGCTTTCTACCCTAGCCGCCATGACTAAAAGTCACCGCACTTACTTGACCTCAGACGACTGCCCTTATGATGCAAAGACGCTCATGCTGCTGGAGAAAATATTCGCGCCTGAGGAAAAAGAGGGTATTAGCCCCGAAGAAGTTTTTCTATACGATTTAGAATCCATCGATTTATCTCAGGAGACGTTAACCCTATACAACGAGATGCGAAGCTTTAAGAAAACGCTAAGTGCCGAAGACACCACCGAAAAGATGGGTACTTTTCGAGTCATGGTTACTCTCATGGAAAAGATTCTGGTTATCCAAGAACGTTCCAGCGGGGTGGTCAACTTCAAAGCCTTCAAAGAGCTTATGCTGGACTCGATGGACAGATATCTAAGCCCGACACAAAAGACCGAGTTCATCGATTCAGTGCAAGAAACATTACAGACGGAGGGCTAAGCCGTGTACTTACATTTAGTCGACATGAGCCCTATTCCGCTGATACCTATTTACAAAACATCACGGTTGCCAGCCATCAAAAGAGACAGCTTTTCAAAGGCCCACATGCCATCCGTAATCGAGGTCTGGAAAAACCAGCACGGGGATAAAGACGCGGCAGTGTTGCTAAAACCGCCGTTGGCCCTGTTAGAGTTCTTATCTCCTCAAACCGTGGAGATACCAAACGCTGTGGCTGTCGACTGGGGTCAAAATCCCCTCCTCTTAGTGAACACAGACCATCCGTCAGCGAAATTTAATGATCATGACGTTATCTTGCATACGAATACCTATTTTCCAATCACCTCAGCGTCGTATATCCCAAACCCGCAAGGTATTCTCCCGACCGACTTAACCGCGTTAGGTCATGCGTCCGAACTGCAGGAAAAAGAAACCTCAAAGGCCATGTTCAGCGCCCAGCTGCAATCATTGACTGTCGAATTCGCCCTCGACTTAACCCTAAATCACACTAATCAACCGACATTGCTGCAGGTCATTAACGAATTAGAAGTCATTCTGGAGGAGAAAAACGCCCCATCCTTGCTGGATTCAACCCTAAGAATGCTCTACCAGACGATTCAGTATTTCTGCGTCAAATACAAGCTGCAGCTACATCCAACCTTCGATAAGGGCATAAACACCGGTTTTAGAGATAAATACCATATATCCGTTAATTTCAGCCTAAAACAGCGTAATTACGATGATTTACGAGCGTTTATCTATGAAAAACTATCAGAAGGGCTAGAAAGTGAAGGTAAAATGGTCGAAAACTGTCAGCTAATAATAGAGCAAATGGCCCTATCTACTGCCATAAACAAGGTCGCATTAGACCAATTAAAGCGTTTTGTGAGTAAACAGTCAGGCCTGTCCCTGAACATGAGCAAGATGGAAAGCCAGCGACTGCAATTACAGCGCGAAGCCCTCGGCACCGATACCGTGGCCAACATCAGCACTCGAGCGTTAGAAATTCTGCAGCTGCAGGGAAATTATAAGTTTGATTCAGACCATGCTTACCAACCGGCCCTATATTATTACAACGGCGTGTGCTGGGAAGTCTTCGCCGACTATAAACTCATCCGACTGCTGCAGTTATACTTCCCGTGCGAGTTCACCCTAAGAAACGCGACGGCGCTGAATACTATTATCAGCACCATTAAAGACGCCTTAACCTCGCCAATTAAAATACTCAATCAGAAGGGCATGAACTTCGCCAACGGCATTCTGGATATCAACCAGCAGCTAAAAGCGCATAACCCCGACTTAGGCATGGACTATTATTTTCCGTTCGAGTACCAAAATTTCCCACCTCCCCCAGAACAATTCCTCGCCTTCCTCAACGAGTGCTTTGGCCAGCACCCAGAAGAAGAACGCATCGTAATAATCCAAACCCTGAGGCAAGCGTTCGCAGCCACCCTATTCAATCAGGCCCACAACTTACAACAGGCCTTCTTGCTTTACGGGAGTTCGAACTCAGGCAAAACCCAGCTACTCAGAATATTGAGTCACCTCATCCCAAAACAAAAGCAAGTCTCCTTGCCCCCGAACAAGTGGAGTGACACCGACAGCCTGTTCAGTTTGAATTCGGTTTTGCTCAACGTCTGCGGGGAATTGTCAGAAAGCGCCTCAGTCAACTCACAAAGATTCAAAGAGATTGTGGATGGTTCCACAATTACGGTGGCCAAGAAAACCACCTCCCGAGATATCAAGCCTCAGTGCGCTCATTGGTTCGCCAGTAACCATCTCCCGCTTACCAAAGATTTCTCTGAAGGATTTACCCGACGCTGGTTGATTTTCCATTTCAACAACCCGACGACAAAACCCGTGCTCGAGCTAGGCCGAAAAATTGCCGAGCAAGAGGGAGAAAAAATAATCAACTGGGCGGCGTCGGCTTTGCCAGAGTCTGAATATAAAATCCCGAACTCACATTTAGAGATACAGCGCGAAATGGCCATGGTGAATAATAACGTGATTTATTACTTTTACCGGTCAGGCGCAGTCACGGTCAACAATCTCAATGCGCTTAAATCATTGCCAAAAGAAGAGCTGAGCGCGGAGATTAATAAGCTTCGCTGCACCGACAGTTTAAAGCTGTATCAGCATTATGCTTATATTTGCAGTAAACACGGGAAGCGCGAAGTTCCTGAGGTGGAGTTTCACAAACGCACCCGTGAGCTGGCTTCACAGCTAGGGTTTCTTGTGGTTAGCGGGGCGGATTACAACGGGAACTATCAGCTGCGGTATTACGGAATAAAGTGCGGTTAGTCGTGAGCAGATACAAAAAAACCACCCTAAGGTGGTTTTTTTTAGCCTACTAAAACTCTAGGGAATTCTAGGGGCTAAGCGAGACAGCTTCGGGAATAAAGTTAAAGCCTACCGCGCATACTGCTTTGGTAAAATTTACTATCTCAATATCATCGTCATTTTCCAGCGTCATACCGTTTACTAAAATCATACTGCGATTCCTTGTGCGGTACTACATTTAGCTGAGCAGATTAAGGCTCACTAAACGAACTTGCGATTTGCAAGAGGCTGGATATTACATAATTATGACAAAAAATTAAATATAAAAATCGTTTAAGTTGTGTTTTACCTTCAATCTGGTCACGTAAATGTTTCTAAATATTTCTGTTGTTTATTTAATCATCTAATCGTAAGAATAACGTTTAACTTTTTTCTGGCGGGGGTTTCTAGTCTGTTCTTTGAAGGTAGTGGATGTAGCCTATCGCCGAAATCTCAAAAATTTTTCAGGGAGAGTGAGGTGGCCCCCCTCTCATATCACTAAAATACTAGACAGAAAAACTACCCCCCCTTTATAGTAGTTTCACGTTGCAACCCAGCAACGCCGCAAACAGCGGACAACTTAAACCAAACAAGGGGGCATATGCCCCTACAAGGAATTGACGAAATGACTACTACTACTAAGGCAGCACCAAAAACACGTAAAGCATCTACTACTAAAACAGCACCTAAAAAAGCACCAGTAAAGACCGCGCCTGAAGCCGTTGAACCAAAAGCAATTAAGGCATTGAACTTGCCTGAACTATTAGGCGCATCAATTATGCAAGGTCTACAGTCTGAAGCGGGCAAGGTGGTTAGTGCTTTACTTATCGCTATGCAACACAAGGGCACGCCAACGGAAGCCAACGTTGCACAAACTGGTTTCGGTATCGACTTAACAGGCAAGGCTTTAAAAGAGCACGCACAATATAACCGAATGAAAGGTTTTAGACGTCACTATGTGGTTCCATTCGCGGCGGTTCTTAAACAGCTACCCGACCAATTGACCATGTTAATTGAGACGTTAGAAACTCCAACGCCGGAAGCCGTTATTGAACAGCTTAGCCTTTACTCATTCGGTGTAAACGGTATGCCTGAATCAAAGCAAGAATGGATCGAGTTTTGCGATGGTTTTGCCAAGACGGATGCGGACAAAGTGAAGCAAACCGCCCCAAGTAAGCAAGCGCCAAAGGTAACAGTAGGCAAGCCACAAAAGGACAAAAAACATTCTTCAGCTGGTGGACGTGAAAAAGGCCAACAAAATACAGGCAGTACAGCGGCCCAAGTTGAGGCCAACGAAAGTGCGGGTAAATCTGAAGTTGAAAAAGAGACGCTTCAGCAGAGCACCGATAAAACGCGTGCTTTAACCAATGATTTTGGCCGCCGTATGGGTGAACTTAAACTGGACAGCGCAACATTGCTCAAGGTTATGGCCGCCTTCAAAGACACAATAGCAGCCATCGCTTAAGCCATAAACGGGGGCACGTGCCCCCATTATCCAACGAAAAACACCTGTTTTTGGTATGTATTCAGATACGTATCAAAAACGTGTTTTTTTCGCGCAAGCGAATAACAAAAAACTTCTACAGCCCACAGCCCACGCCGTACGCCGTTATATGTAGGTAGTGATAATTGACCGCGAGCTTCATAAATCGGGGTGTGTACGATTGAAAATAATCGCCACGTTTTTGCAGGTGGTTTTTAGGGGTTATTTCACTGTGTTTATAGCCAGTAGTTTGTCCCACTAAGAATACAAGTTAGGTCAGCCGTGGGCTGTAGACGTGTTTTTGTTTTTAGGCGGGGTTTTTAGGCGTTGGTTTTAGGTTTTTTAGCATTCTAGGCATTTATTTTTGCTTATTTTGAGGTTTTTTCGCTAAGTGGTTGACGTAAAAGAAAAAATTGCAGGCCGTTTTTTGCCCTACGCCTTCAGCCGAAGTCGCCGCCGATAGCCTAAATTAATCGTTTTACCCTAAAAAATATACAAACTAAAAACACTATTTTAGTTTCTTAATTAATAAAACCGATTTTATTCGGCCTTATTCATTAATAAATTAGATTGGATTTCGCAAATCACTTGCGATTAAACTAGCCTCAAGTTGGGGGCACATGCCCCCTACTACATACTGGAAATTGACGATGATATACAACTTTAAAGAAAGAGCATTCGAGCTAGAATGCTTTAATCTAGCGACCTGCAAAGGTCAAACCATTCAAATTCGCGGTTTAGCTGAGCAATACAAAACCGTTCGAAACATACTGGCTGTTTACCCTCATTTGTGCGATGCCCTCTATCAACGTGGTTATAGAGTAATCGACAAACCCGAGAGTAAATTCAGAAAAATAGCCTCATCGCCGTTGGTCGACATTCCCATCGTTGCCCCTGCCCGACCGTTGCTATTTGATGCCACAAAATACGCCTTATTGGACGAAATCTTTTGGAATGTTCACGCCCTTATTCCACTGGAAGTCCAACGCCCTACGTCGCAAACAGACGGCCAACTTAACTAATGGTTTTGGCGGTTAGACAGCGATTGCGGCTTGGACTACCTAAAACACTGACTTTTGCACATGCAAAAATAATGGATTTTGGGCTAAAAACTTGCAATGCCTTCCCTTTGGATTTTAACTCTACTCTAGCCCAGTACTGGCGTTGCCTCCATAAGTTTGTCCCACTGAAAAAAGTTATTAATATACATTATGTTCTTTTAATAAATTTTTGGGTGGGACAGAACGAAAGAGCTAAAACCCTATTTTTACAATTTGGCGTAAAATTAATTTACCCACTTGAAGCTGATGATTTAATCAAGGGGGAATATGCATTGTGGGGCTGCGCCCTCATTTCGCCCAGTTTCAAGGCGTAGAGACGTAACACCTCAATGCCGTTCTGTCCGGCAGCAAATGACAGAAATTTAGTGTAACTATATGATTTACAAGGAAATTGACGATGAAAAATTACGTAAATGTGCTCGATATTCAGTTCAAAAATATGTTCGGGGAAGACCTTTTTCCTGAAGATTTGGAACTTGAGTGCGTTCTAACCGACCTGAGAGACGATTTAAGCGGATATAATTCTGACGAGGTAGCTCAGGATGGAATTCTAATTTGATGCGCTTACCGTTCGATATGAAACCCTAATTCGCGCTATAAAATGCTCACTTCAACTATTCAAATACACTTTTAGGAAAAACAATGAAAAATATAGACGTTGAAATATTACGTAAAGACCACGGCCAAAAATTCAATTCTTTGATGGATAGAGACGACTGTTATCGGCTATTGATTGACCAAACTTTGGACGGTGCTCAGTGTCAACAATTAGACACGGCGATTCGAGTTGGTTCGAAATATACGTATGAAAACCGATTTGTGCGTTTCACTTTTAACCCTACTCCAGAATTACACTAGGGGCATGTGCCCCCTTTAAGGAAATTGACGATGAACAAA